ACCACTGGCTTGGGCTATACTTACCACTCGCTACGCAGGGTGGGTTCGAGGGGAGCGCGCGCTGATGCTGTTTGTTCATGAGCGAGTTCGACGAGCCGGTTACGGTAAGATGTTGCACAAGGCTGCCAAGGAGTATCTGCATAAGAAGAACCCCAACCTACTGATGATTGTGTTCCCGCATGATCGGCAGGCACACAGTTTCTTTAAGGCGGTGAAGGAAATTGACAGCGTCTTTCAATCGTATCCCTACAGTACTAACAGCACTTCGTAGGAGGATGACATGAGTAATGATAAAATCGGTCTTATTTGCATCACACCGTTCTGTCTTGCGATTTTAGGTGCAATTGGTTACTCATTCTACATTGACCCCTGGTTTAGTAGTGTGATGATTACGGCAATAGTCGTAACTGGTCTATTTATCTTCGGTATTACTGCATTGACTAATGGAGGTGGCAGATGAGTTTCCGTAAGTATGACCACGTTGAACGCTTCGGCACAGACGAAGTAGAGGGCATCGAGATCGGTGATGTGCTTGTGTTTCCGAAGATTGATGGTACCAATGCCAGTGCATGGATTGAACTGAATGGCACCGTCTGTGCTGGCTCTCGGAACCGTAAGATCACGGTCGAGAATGACAACGCTGGGTTCTGCGCTTGGGCCACTACCGATGAGCGACTCAACAAGTTACTCTGTGAGCAGCCTAGTTGGACTCTCTATGGTGAGTGGATGGTGCCTCACACGCTCAAGACGTATCGAGAGGATACTTGGCGGCGCTTCTGGGTGTTCGATGTGTATTGTCGTGCGAAGCAGTGCTATGTTCATTACGATGAGTATGCGCCGCTTTTGATCGCTTTCAATCTGGACGTGATCGAGCCGAAGTCGCGCTACATGAGCCCCCCTAGCGAGGAGCAACTGTGGACTGAGGTGGCAACCAACACCTATCTGCTGCAAGACGGGCATGTGGGTGAAGGTATCGTCATCAAGAATTACGCATGGCTCAACAAGTACGGCCGGCAGCCCTGGGCGAAGCTGGTGAGGAGTGAATTCAAGGAAGATAACCGACGGGCATTCGGCACAACGGAGAAGGACGGAGAGAAGAGCGTGGAAGGTGAGATCGCCGAGGAATACGTGACCAAGGCGCTTGTGGACAAGACACTCGCTAAGATTCAGCTAGAGTTAGCGCTCAATCCGCCGGAAGGATCTGTCATTACTATGGAAGCGCGCGGTGAACCAGAGGATAGCGAGCGAATGGCAGCGGCTTCCAGGGCGTTGCGAGTAAAGCTGATCCCGCGCCTGCTTCAGACAGTGTTTCACGATTTGGTTCGTGAGGAGAGTTGGAACTTTGTGAAGGAGTACAATAATCCAACAATCAACTTTAAGAAGCTTCAGCAGTATACGGTGTATTGGGTAAAGAAGCATCTACCGGAGGTATTCTAACATGAGCTACGCACGCAAGATTAACGCAGACTGGCAAGTTGAAGATGGGTACGTCGGTAAGTCCCGACCGCAGCGTACTGAGATTGATCTGGATAACTTTGAGGATGATATGACTGAGGACGACATCGAGGAAGAGGTGCTCAATCAGATTCATAACGACTTCGTTGATCGGATCACTTGGGGCTGCTCTAATCTGGATGATGTAATCGCAGCGGTAAGTGCTGAACTAGACCGCCGCGCAGGAGAGAACGATGGGGACGAGTAATCACATTGATCTGTTCGGGGGTAGTGTCAAGTCTTGGACGAAGGGCGTCCCGCTTGATCAGGTGACGATTGGGCAGGTGCTCGATACGTCTAAGCTTCCGTTCATCTTCAAGCACGTTGCCCTCATGCCCGATGCCCACCTTGGGATCGGTGCCACGGTTGGGTCCGTGGTGCCGACCAAGGGGGCGATCATCCCGGCTGCTGTTGGGGTGGACATTGGTTGCGGGATGGCCGCAGTCCAGCTTGACATGAACGCCGCTCAGTTGCCTGACAGCCTTGCAAAGCTTCGTCAGGAGATTGAGCGGCTCATCCCGGTCGGTCAGGGTAAGCATGAGCATGTGGCTCCGGCTATGGCTAACGCCTGGGAGCAGCATCTCCTCAGCCGCTACAAGCGGATCGAGGATCTCATGGGCAAGAAGCTGGAGAAGGCTGATCCGGTTCGGCAGCTTGCTACACTCGGCGGAGGTAACCACTTCATCGAGGTTTGCGTTGATGAGAGTGACAACGTGTGGCTTGTCCTTCACAGTGGCTCGCGTGGCATCGGCAACAAGATCGGTACGCACTTCATTGAGATCGCGAAGGAAGACATGCGGAAGTGGATGATCAACCTTCCTGACAAGGATCTGGCCTATTTCCCTGAGGGGACTGATCATTACGATAGCTACATGTTCGCTGTGGGATGGGCACAGGAGTACGCTGCACTCAACCGGCACCTCATGATGAATCGGCTGCTCGTGACGCTTCAGTTTGAGTACGGTAAGCACTTCCAGCCGATCAAGGAAGTGATCAGTTGCCACCACAACTACGTCGAGAAGGAGAACCACTTTGGGGAGAATGTCTGGGTTACTCGAAAAGGTGCTGTTCGTGCTCGTGAGGGTGACCTCGGTATCATTCCCGGGTCGATGGGGACGAAGAGTTACATTGTTCGAGGTCGCGGTAATCCTCTCAGCTTTAACAGTTGTTCTCATGGCGCTGGACGTGTTCTGAGTCGTGGCAAGGCCAAGGCTACGTTCACCGTCGAGGATCACGTCAAGGCTACCGAGGGTGTCGAGTGCCGGAAGGACGCTGGTGTGCTTGATGAGACGCCGGGAGCTTACAAGGACATCGACGCTGTAATGGCAGCACAGACGGACCTTGTTGAGATTGTTCATACTCTCAAGCAAGTGGTTTGTGTGAAGGGATAGGTAATGGACAAGAAGACTTGGGTTACTATCATTGGACTGGCTGCCTCAATGGCAACTAACTACGTTCAGCACGGCTCTGTTCTGGCTAAGCAAGAGGAGACGAACGCAACCGCAGCCGCCCTCAGTCGATTGGCTGAGGCATACGAGGGTAGGATTGCTTGTGAGTAAGTATGCCTAAGTCCTACGCGCAGCGGGCGATTCTAGATTGGCTTCACCGGTCTATCGGCGTCAATGCGATGCCGAACCCGCATGAAGTCAACTCAATCTGTCCCGTCTGCGGTAGCGATGTGTTCTTCTTCAACATTAGGAAGAAGATCGGCATCTGTCATAAGGCAAGCTGTAACTATCGCCCGAATCTTGAGATGCTCATTGAGGTGATCGGGTTCGCCCCTGACGAATCAGGCGATTGGGAGCCCCTAGAAGAAGCGCCGCCTCCCGAGGTTGTGCTACAGGGGCTCCCGATCCTGAGAATGGAAGACGGTGGGCTATTGACTTCCAATCAGGAAGCGCTAGACTATCTGCGTGGTCGGGGCATTCAGGACCAGATCACGCTAAACTGGGAGATGACATGCGACGGAAACCGGATCTATCTACCGATCAAGCACGAAGGCAAGCTCGTGAACTTCAATTCGAGGATTTTGCCTTTCCGCGAGGGAAAGAAGTATCTGTATTCCAAAGGCGCACGGACGAGTCACTACATACTTGGCTGGGAAGAATGCCGAGACTGGAAGACCTTGACCCTGGTAGAGAACAGCTACGTCTCGCTGGCCTATCGGCAATTGATCTCGTGTTCTACTACGTTTGGCTCCAACATCTCGGATGTTCAAGCGGACATGATCGGCCGGAGCAAGGTGCAGACGGTAGCGATTATGTGGGACGAGAAGGCGGAGAAGAACGCGCATCGTGCTACGAAGAAGCTACATGCGAACGGTGTGGAGGCCGCGTATTGGTCTATCAAGGGACAGCCGGATAACTATCCGACTGAATGGGTGGTGAAGCAGGCTCAGCGAGTGCTTGAGGCTGCGAGAGTTGGAATAGACTGTGTGGATCTGAAGGAGGAATGCGATGAGTATCGGTAATTTTCATGGGTCGGATCTGACGCCCGCAGACGGCGTTCGTCTTGCAAGTCTGTTTGATCGTACTGTCAATCTTGCGCTTGGATATGGCTGGTTCACGCATGAGAAACTGGCGAAGCTTCTTGATGCCAAACCCGCTTCGGTGGAGCGCATGATTCGGTACGCCCGAGAGGATGAGTTTGGCAACTACGTCGTTGCAAAGCGACGAGTTCTCAATGGCGACGGACTGTTTGAGTACATTATCCTGGCTCCGGGCTCCCTCATTCCCGCTGGCGCAGTAAAGGCCGGGTATTAACATGCCTGTCTATGATTACGAGCATCTGGGGTGTGTTCGGCCTGAGTGCAAGGAGCCCACGGTGTTTGAGGTGACTCAGCCCATCAAGGATGCGGCCCTTACTCACTGCCCTACTTGCGGTAGTCTGGTGAAGAGGCTCATCTCCAAGACTTCGTTCACTTGGAAGAACGGGGCTCCCACGCCCAAGCATTATTAGAGATCATTCCTCGGTAGCTCAGTGGTAGAGCGCCCGACTGTTAATCGGGTGGTCGGAAGTTCGAGCCTTCCCCGAGGAGCCATTCAAGGAGAAACTATGGGTCAGTGTAACGGCAGTACGAACCCCCTGTGCCCGCTGGGTACGATGGGGTGCAACTATGTGGAGTTGCCCGGGAACTCCGCTGAGAACGTACTGCGCTCGCAGCTATCTAGAAAGAAGGACTGCATCGATTTGCCGCCGCTGGCACCCGGTCAGTTTGATCTAATGATCATTGGTGGCGGCCCGTCGATGGACGACGACAATCGTGGCATTGTCTTCCAAGACAACGCTGGCGGTCTGATCCTCGACTTCCTTCAGAAAGCTGGTGCGGATCTGAACCGCACCTACATGACCCACATCACTAAGTGCCGGCCTAGGGCGAACCGCAAGCCTACCGTGCAGGAGATCAACATCTGCCGGGATGAATACTTACGGAAAGAGATCGAGCTTATCCAGCCCAAGGTAGTGATGGTTGTTGGGGCTGTCGCCATCAGAGCATTCAATCTGGGCGGAAACGGTGGCCTCAACACCATCCACGGCAGAGTGTTCGAGGAGAAGTTTGCCGGGTGGGAGGAGAGCCCTGAGTTCAAGGTGATCCCTACGATTAACCCGGCTGTCTTCTTCTTCAAGCCGAACGACAAGCTCAAGGCCCGCATCTGCAACGATTACCGAATCGCAGTTGATGTAATCAATGGCAATGAGCCGACTGAACATTTCGTACCGAAGGGCTGGCATCTCATCGACACGGAAGAGAAGCTGGACTGGCTGGCAGAGCAGATCGAAACTGCTGGCTATGTGGCGTGGGATACGGAGTCAGCCCATCTTGGGTTCCGTAAGGCACCGCTACTCTGCTTCAGCTTCTCATGGGGCTGGGACGGCCACGAGTGCGCGGTGCTCCCTATCCTTCAGCACGACCCGAACGCCCCCGAGGAGAAGACCTACCACACGCAGCCTGCTTTCGGGGCACTAAACGAAGAAGCCGTCAAGCGCTTCCTGACTCGCGTGTTCACCAATCCCAAGACGGCCAAGGCAGCGCACAACTACAAGTACGACTACAATGTCCTGCGCTACAACTATGGCATCCAGTGCGCTGGCACGCTCTACGATACGATGGTGCTGGCACATTTGCTGGACGAGAACCAGTCGGTCGGACTGGACTTCTGTGTTGACATGGAGTATGGCTGGGGCGATTATTCCGCTGCTGTGCGCGCGATTACCGGTCACGGCAAGAAGCTCCGCAATACCTACGACAAGGTGCCGAACGCGATCTTGTGGCCCTACGCCGCGACCGACGCGCTGGGTACGTCAAGGCTGCTGCGCACTTATGTTGAGCGGCTGAGGTGCAAGTCCAATCTGTACAAGTTCTATCATGAAGAGACGGAGCCGCTGATTCGGCCGCTGGCGAAGGCGGAGTATAAGGGCGCTCTGTTAGATCTAACTATACTCAATGCACTCAAGGCTGAGTACGAAGCGGATCAGCTTCAGCTTGTCACTGATCTACGCTCAAAGACTTGGCCCGATTTCAATCCGATGAGCAATGATCAGGTGCTCAAAGCATTCCTCAACATTGGTGTTCCCTCGGTAGATCTGGAAGACGACTCGAATGCGAGCGGTTACAGCACCAACAAGAATACCCTGAACACGCTGATTGAGAAGAAGGTTGAGCCGGCGGCCAGCCTAGCCTCGTGGCTCATGTCCTATCGAAACAGACAGAAGCTCATCAGCACCTACTTGGTCAACGCGCTCAACGATATGGACGACGACGGGAGAGTGCGCTATACTTGGTTCCAAGCGGGACCGGTAACGGGGCGGCTGTCGTGCCGATTCTTTCACCAGATACCCAAGATCGAAGAGGATCGCTTCCTCGTTAACAAGCCGGTGATGCGTGGGATGCTCGTGGTCCCCCCGGGATACAATTATATCTACGGTGACTTCAGTCAGGTCGAGCTTTGGATTCTGGCTATTCTGGCGAAGGATGAGGAGATGTTTAACATCCTGAGCGGCGGAGGTGACCTACACCGTGTCACAGCTTACGAGTTCCTCCGCAGTGCTTGGCCTGGGCTGACCGAAGCATTGATCAGCAAGAAGAACCGCACCGAGGTGGGCAAGCGAATCAACTTCGGTCTGGCCTATGGGTCTGAGGGCTTCTCACTGGTGAACAGTGGTAAGTGGTTCGATGCGAACAATGTGGAGCGTAACTTCACTTGGGATATGCTCAATCAGGGTATGGACCGCTGGAAGAAGCGCTTCAAGGGAGTAGGGGACTTCATCGAGTTCACTCCCGACCTAGTTCGTGGTAAGGGCTGTGTAGCGACCAATGTATTCGGCCGCGAGCGCCGCTACGGTCCGGTGCTTAACTCTTATAAGGACGGGGAACGGAAGGCGGCTGAGCGGGAGTGCATCAACTTCTTTATTCAATCTGTGGCGTCCTGTCTGACCAACAGAACGATCATCGAGGTGGAGAAGATGCTGGCGCAATACGAAGTGCCCGAGAATGTGGTGTGTTTGATCAATACGGTCCACGACTCGATTGCCTACGAAGTCCGAGACTCTCATGTGGAGTGGTTCACTGAAGCACTGAAGCAGATCTCAGCACGGCCCATCCCTGAGCTTGATAATAACTGCTTCAAGTTCGACATCGGTGTCGGACAAAGCTGGGCTGAGGCGGAGGGAGTATGACATTCCAATGGCGAGGCTTCTATTTCAGGGCTTGGCGTCCACCGTGGAGGGGGATCGAAATCACTTTTCAGTGGGCACACCAGTATAAGGGTCCAATTCACAAGACATCAGTGAGATTCATAGAGACGAGGCCGAAATGAGTAACTTCACAATGGTCAAAGAATTCCATCGTAAGTTCAAGGTGCCGGTGGGCGGGCTAGGGCACAAGCTGACGGCCGAGCGGCAGATGCTTCGGGCACGATTGATGACCGAGGAGCTTGCTGAAGTAATCAAAGCCATGCAGACTGGCGATTACGAGAACTTGGCGAAGGAGCTTGCCGATCTACTCTATGTAGTCTACGGCACCGCGGACGAGGCCGGCATCCCGATTGACCGAGTGTTCAATGAAGTTCACAACTCCAACATGACGAAGACGCCTGCGAAGGATGCGGGCGGCAAGGTCCAGAAGGGCCAGAATTACCGTCCGCCCGACATCGAAGCGGCATTGACAGGGAGGGAATTCAATGGATGATCATTTGTTTCGATATCGACCGCACGGCATGTATGACGCGAAGGTAGATCAGACTCGTTGCGTAGCTAGCGTTAGTGAGCCGGGGCGTGGTATTCACATTTATCAATGTAACCGCAAGCGCCAACCGGGCACCGAATGGTGTAAGCAGCATAGCGTAGAAGCTTGTGAGAAGCGACGACAAAAGGGTCACGATAGGTATGAGGAATCAAAAAAGCGAGAGCCTTGGTATATTGCGATAAAGTATAGGGAGGCATTGGAAAGGATTCAAGTTGTGGCACATCCTGATTGTCCCTGTGACAGCATTGCCAGTGCCGCATTGGAGAAGAACAAATGACTATTGAGCTAGACGACTATGAGGCAGGTAACCTATTGTGGTTGCTTGAGTGCGTCTGCTACGATTTGAAGCCGACACCTCTTACTTTCAACACCGGAGATTGGGTCTGCTATGTGTTGACCAAACTAAAGGATGCGGGGGCAAGCGTGGATGACGCCAATGAGCCTCTGCCGGAGGAGATCTAAATGGAGTTCATGTACGTTGAGCGGCTTCGGCCGACCACGGACGGCCAGTGGGGATGGGTGGCCGAGCTTGAGCAGTTCGATGTGGAGACTGACTTCCACATCAATGAGTCCCAAATCGAGCGGGAGATCTGTCGTACCGGCCAGCTTATGGCGCGCTATGGTACAGTGGCAGGAGAGCAGGAGGCGAATCTGAAGCGAAAGGAAGAGTACGTCAAGTATGTGGCGGCTCAGCTTTCCGCGGCTATCCGCTCCACGGCAGAGAAAGCCGGAACGAAGACGACTGAGGGAAAGATCACTGAGGAACTTACAGTTCACCCTGACTATCAGGCGGCACTGTCCGGGCTCCATATCCTGCGCGCCGACGCGACGAAGGCCGACCACTGGTGGCGCGCTATTCTCAAGCGCGCCGATCTCCTCAACTCCCTATCCTACCGGCAGGGCGCGGAGTTCAAGCGGACGTAACATTTGCGGAAACGGTATTATCTAATAGGAGCAAAGTGGCTGATTAGCCGAAAGCTCAACCAAAGGAGAAAAGATGAAATACTACAATCGAGACGAAGCCGCCGTTGCGACTGAACAGGCGCAGATCGAGCGCCGTGCTGCCGAGTACGGGGTTCAGGTGCCCATGCTCTATCTGTACCCCGGGACGACCGTTGTCCGCATTCTGCCTCCGTTCAGCGAGGCCGGGATGTTCTTCAGTCGTGTTCGTAAGCACCGCGTCGCCCGTGGTAAGGGTGCTGACGTTTTCGCCTGCCCGCAGGCGATGAACGACACGTTCTGTGCTGTCTGCGCCAAGGCCAAGGAGCTTGTTGACTCCAAGGACCCGGTGAAGATGGACTACGTTCGTGACAACCTCCGGGCTCGTGAGTACTCGCTGTACAACGTGCTCGTTATCTCTGGCCCTGCCAACAATAAGGGTGAGGTCCCTGCTTTCGGTACTGTTTATGTCCTTGAGGCTCCTGTCACTGCCCACCGGCAGATCATCAGTCTCGATCAGGACACGGCTACCGGCTGGGCTGACGTTACCAACCCTGAGAAGGGCGTCAACCTCGTGATCAAGCGGTCGGGTGTGAAGTTCGACACGAAGTATGAGGTTCACCCTCATGGTGCTGGTCGGTCCAATCTGTGGAACGACCTCACTGGTCGTGGTATCGACCCTAACTCGCTGACGCTCCACGATCTCAATGCTGTCTATTCAGTGCCTAGCGAAGACTTTGTTAACGACATTGCCTCTAACATTCCTAGCAACTTTGGTGGTCCTGTGGCGCAGCCCGGTCCCTCGACTTGGACGCCGCCGCAACCTTCGGCCACCCCCACCCCGCAGGCCCCGCCCGTTGTTCCGCCTGTTGGGCCCCCGACCCCTGCGACTTCGGCCACCCCGCCGCCGCCGCAGCCGGTCGTTCAGAACGGCCCGCCCCCGCCGCAGCCTAGCGGCCCGTTCGTCCCGCCCCCGCCTACGGCTTAACAAATGGGACACGAAAGCAGAAGTAGACTGACTGAAGACCAGTGGGCGAAAGTTTGTGCCTACTATCAGGAAGGTCACACTCTGATTGAGTGTGAAACGATGACTGGCGTGACCCGCCAAGCCATCTCCCGTCAGTTGAAGCTTCGCGGAGTTCGAGTCCGCGACCGGATGGAACCTTCCAGACCCGAGAAAGCTGCTCGCGTGCGAAGTCCCTCAGTCAAGGCGAAGTACGTTACCCCTCAGGAGCCTCTTGGAAGCCAGGAGGAGATCACTCCTGAGGGGTGCGTAGCCAGTCCGAAGCGTCGGATCATTTCTCTTGAAGGCAAGGGCGGTACTGGTAGGATGTTGTACGAGAAGAAGATTTAACGGAGGCATACATGGCAATCGACCCTGAGATCGCAGAACTGTTCAACGCACTGAAGAAAGACAAAGACATCGCTGGGCTCGTCTGGAAGGGCGACGATCTTTCGATGGATTCAATTCCCCCCTTCGGCATCCCGACTGGAATCCCTGAGCTTGATCTTTATCTCGGTAAGAGGGGCGGCTATCCGGTCGCTAAGATCATCGAGTTCTATGGCTTCCAGATGTGCGGTAAGACGACGGCAGCGTATCAGGCGGCAGCCGAATGGCAGAAGCGTAACGGCATCGTATTCTTCATCGACACCGAGAAGAGCTTCGATCCCAAGCGTGCGGCTCAACTTGGCTGCTCTTCAGAGAACATCATCGTCATGGAGGCGAACACCATCGAGCAAGTGTTCAGCCACATCATCGACAAGATCCTTGAGCCCGGCAAGAAGGCTGGCCTCACTCGCCCGGTGCTGATCATTGTTGACTCTGTCAATGGTGTACCCACTGCGAGAGACGCAGAGGAAGCCATCGATAAGAATGATCAAGTAGGATTCGAGGCTCGTCAGATCAAGCGTGGTTGCCGTAAGATCAACCCGATCCTGAGCGACTATGAATTCAATCCTACGATCATCTTCATCAACCACGCCTACGCCAAGATCGGCGGATACGGCGGGGCTGAGTCTGGTGGCGGACACGGTATCAAGTTCTACGCCACGGTTCGTGTGTGCTTCACTCACATCTCGGCTGTGCGGGAGAAGGAAGAGCGGGTAGGTCAGAAGATCGCTGTCCAGATTACAAAGCTCAAGGGCGGCGCGCTCGATCACGACAAGCTTCAGCTTCAGCTTGACAATGAGGCAGGGTTCAACAAGTATCTATCTCTGCGAGACGCGATGACGGCTACGGAGTACGCCTACCGAGCCAAGAGTTCGCAAGTGCTCACGATGTTCTACAACACTGAGAACGCCGTGGACATCAAGAATGCCGACTTCAAGGAGTGGGTCGAAGAGAGCGGCGGCTACGACGCAGTCTATCTCAACTTCCGTAACTGGTGTATTCGGAGCGGCTTCATTGAGCCTTGGGGCGGCAAGAATGGATAGCTGGCAGTACGCTGGACTGGCATACGGGGCGGCGGGCATCGGCTACATGCTCTTGGAGCACCGATGCTTTGAATTCGACTTCTCGGAGGCCACCAAGGGTCAGATGTTCCTCGTGGCGCTTCAGCAGTCGATCCACTACCTTCGGGTAGCGGTTGCTTGGCCGACGTACTTGGTTGAAGACTTCTTGATCTATCTGTCTAACAGGGAGGATGTGTGATGAAAAGATTATTCTTTTCTGATTTGCATCTCCATACTTGGGCATATGGCGCTCACACAATGAACTCCGGCTTCAACAGTCGTCTCTGGTACCAGTGGCAGGCGCTTCAGCAGATGATCAAGTACATTGACGAGCACGACATTCGCTATGCTTACTTTACCGGCGATCTCTTCCACACGCACGCGAATGTCCCTTCACAGGCTCTTGCTGTGGCCGGGGAACTCTTCAGGCAGTTGAAGATTCGCGACATCAAGGTTCGGGCCATCCCCGGTAATCACGACTTCGCTACTCGCAGTGGAAACATCAATTCACTGTCCTGGCTACCCGATGATGTACTGGGTGGTGGTGGTTGGTACGATGGTGACATTCAAGTTTGCGCGTTACCTTATACGGATAATGAGGATACACTGAAACGCTTTCTGGGGGAGATGGAAAAGATGGCTGACGGAACTATCGTCATGCTACATCAGGGAGTGGCAGGAGTGCCGCTGTCTTCGGGATTTCTCATGGATGAGAAACTGACTCCCGACATGATTCCCACGAATGTCGTGGCCTTCACTGGGCACTACCACTTCTTCAGGCGTGTAACTACCAACCTCACGGTGGTAGGAAACCTCACTCCGTTGAACTGGAATGACATCGATCAGCAGAAAGGTTGGGTGATCTACGACGACGAAACGAGAACGGTTGAACAAATCAAACAGACAGCAGCCCCGGAATTTCGATTGGCTGGACGAGATCATCGAGAATGCGGAAATTCCTTTGTACGAGTTAGTGAACCGATCAGCGGCGGAGAGCAGGAAGAAGTCCGCCAGGGACTCATCAAGGCAGGAGCCCTCACCGTCGAATTCACCTCCGCGCCCGAGGCGGAAGGAACGAAAGGTGCGGGAGCGCGGTCGGGGGAGGAAGTGACCCTAGACCACCTCATCAAGACTTTCGAGTCTAAGGATATGGAGCCTCGCCGTCGTGAGGTGGGCAGCCAAGTCAGAGGAGGCAACTATGTTCGGCCCTAAGATCTGGCTGGCGTTGGCTTGGACGAACATTGCGATGGCAGTGCTCAATCTGTTCTATCTGGGCGACATAACTTCCTTTACAATTAACAGCGGGTCTGCTATCATTTGTGCTCTGGTCATGCTGATCAAATCCGAAAAGGGGGATGACCGTGAAGCTAATTAGGTTCCGTGCGAAGCATCTTTTCTCTCTAGGAGAGGTAGAAGTCAATCTGGAAGGTCGTGGGCTTACCCTAGTCACTGGCTATTCCAAGGACGAAGGGAGCAGTAATGGAGCAGGAAAGTCAAGTCTCGCTAACAAAGGAATCCTTTGGACGCTGTTCGGAGAAACTGCGGGCGGCATCAAAGGAGATAGCGTGGGTCTTCGGCACGCTGGGAAGGGTACGTTCGGAGAAGTCCTATTTCACGGCGGTGATGGCCGCCTATACACAGTCCATCGCGCGCGTCCTGCTTCTCTTAGCCTCAGTCGAGACGGAGTTGATGTTAGCGCAAAGATCGCAAAAGACACCCAAGACCAGATCGACAAAGCGCTCGGCATCGACTTCAAGACGTTCCTCCAGACCTCGTTCTTCGGACAAGGCCGCAGCCTCAGCTACGCCTCGCTCCCCCCGAAAGACCAGAAAGCAGTCCTAGAGCAGATCCTCCCGATGGAGGAAGTGGACAAGTGGGCTGTCTACGCAGACACGAAGCTGAAGGAAGTAAAGATTGAAGCCACTAAGGCGGAAGTTAGAGTCACGCACGCTCAAGTCCGACTCAGCACGCTCGTGGAGGAGAAGGTTGATACGGAGTGGCGGGCTGAACGTTATGAGCAGGACCGGCTGGACACGCTCAAGCGATTTGAGGATGAGTTCGCGAATATTGGCAGCAAGTACGCCCGTGACTGGACAACGCTTGAAGTAGAGAAGGCTCAGTTCTGTCTGGTTGACCACGATTCGTGGAGGAAGAAGATCTCTGAGACTGGTCTGAGCTTGGACACCGAGTACGAGAATAACACTCGCATCTTTCAAGAAGCGAACCAGTCCGTCCGTGAGTGGCAAACAGCTTACGCTCAGAGAGTTATAAAGTTGAACTCCCTGAATGACGTGAAAGGCGTATGCTCGGAGTGTCAGCGTCCATATACTGATTTTAGCGAGCAGTCTCACAAGGCGCTGCTACACGAAGCACGGGTTATGCTAGATGAGGCTGAAGCTAACGTCAGGATGGCTAAGGAAGCGGAGCAGCACTACGCCAAGGCGTGCAATGAACTCAAGGGCAAGATCGCGAAGAACATGCTTGATCTTGGTGCGTTGGACGCTTCATGTCATCAGAAGGAAATGCACGGTCATAGAGTTGCCGCTCTCCAAGACAAGATCAATACAGATAAGACTAACTGTCGTCAGAAGATCGAGAACATGAAGAGCACTGAGAACCCCTTCGCTTCATTGATCTCTGCCTTCGACTTCAAGATCGAGCAAGCCAAGACTGAATGGACTGAATCTCACCGGGCGCTCGCCTCCCTGAATGGAGAGGTGGAGCACCTTACCTATTGGCGTGATGTTTACGCCAAGGAACTGAAGCTCAAGCTCTTTGAAGATGCTTGCCCCTTCCTCGATTCTAGGGTGAACTATCATCTGGGGAGGCTCAACAATGGGCAAATCCAAGTCAAGTTCTCGACAATCAAGCGACTCGCGAACGGCTCAGCGAAAGAAGAGTTCAACGTTTATGTTGAATCTAAGACTGGTGGCTCTGGATTTGATTCCCTATCTGGTGGCGAGCAGCAGATGGTCAGTTTCAGTATTGGCCTTGGGCTGGCTGATCTTGCTGGCCGCACGAGTTCTGGCCGAAGCAATCTTCTGGTGCTTGACGAGCCCTTTACTGAACTAGACGAGCGCAACAGCGATTCTGTAGTTACTTACCTTAACAGCGAGGTGAACAACGGGAAGGATACGATCCTTCTGATCTCCAACGATGAGGCTCTAAAGGGGCTCATCGCCAACCGCATTCATGTGGTAAAGGAAAACGGTGTGACACATGTCGAGTAAGTACGAGTTCTTTGAGTCCGCCAAGTTCATCCATGAGATGGATCTTGACCCTGTTGGGTTCCAAATCTACCTTGTGGGACGTGAAGAGCCTGGGTTGGCTGAGATGGAAAATGGGGAGCCTGGAGTCGAATACAGGATGTCTACTAGATTCATCAAGAATCTCGACATTCTGAACACATTGGACCCGGAGCGCCCTATTCTGGTCACCATGAAGACGTGCGGCGGGGACGTGATCGAGGGTATGGCGATGTACGACGCCATCATGGCTTGTACGAACCCGGTCACTATTGTCAACTACACTCACGCCCGCAGCATGAGTAGCATCATTCTTCAGGCTGCCAACAAGCGTATCATGATGCCGAATAGTTACTTCATGTTCCACGAGGGCGAGCAAGTGGCAGAGGGTACGGCTAAACAAGTGAAGAGCTACACTGAGTTCTTCACCTTGCAGTTTGACCCCACTATGTACTCGATCTATGCCGACCGGATGAAGCACACCCCGGATAGTAAGGTGGCGTTGTGGAAGGAAGATCGCATCCACAAATGGCTCAAGGAGCAGATGGATGCGAAGGAAGATGTCTATTTGAACGCGAATGATACGGTACAGTGGGGGTTCGCGGACGAAGTGTTCTCGGATTGGTCCACTGTCTTTGAATATACTACGCAGCAGAAGGGAATCAAGTAATGCTGGTCGAACTCTCTATTCTTGTATGGAACACTCATGGGGTGCCGTTGATTGGATCGAATCCCAAGGAAGTGGCTGAGTTCGTCGCGCAGCAGAACACGGACATTGCGTTCCTTCAGGAAGTGTGGACTGAGCGACGCGCTTTGATGCTTCGTCCTGAGAACGGATACGTTCTCCGCTGGGTTGGTGCCGGACTGGTTACTGTTGTCCGCTATGATGAGCCGTCCTGTGTCGGTAGCTATGAGGTGCGCTTCAAGGATACGACGTGGTCAAGGATGGACTGGCTGGTGAAGAAGGGCGCTGTATTCTCTATCAATGAAGATTTCGTCATGTTCGTCAACACCCATCTTGATGCCGGCCGCGACGAGGAGAGTATCATCGTCCGCGCTAGACAGCTTGATCAGCTTCTTGCTGAAATCAAGAGGCACAATGGTCCGGTGGTGCTCGTGGGAGATCTGAACCTAAAGCCGCAGGAGCCGCTGGACGGGCAAGTGCTGGCAGCGTTCTATCGAAATGGGGAGTTCACAGTGGCGGCTCAGGGGTCGAACGGGAAGGACTTCATCCTGACTCGCGGTGACGTGTCGGTCAAGAATGTGGTTGAGCACAAGAATAAGATCAGTGACCATTTCGCGCTCACGGCCACGGTTGCCTACGATAATGACTAAACCGCAGAGCAAATTCAATGGGTTCAGAGGAGGTAAAAGGAAGTGTAGGCGCTGCAAGACGGTGTTTAACAAGCCATCCGGCGAGAAGCTTACTCTGTGTCCTACTTGTAGGGCTCAATGTGTAAGATGTAGAGTTGAGTTTAACGAGGAAAACTACAACCCTAAGAATAAGAGATTCTATTGTCAGCCGTGCGCCACTGAAATAAGTAAACTGACTAAAGATAAGGGAAGAGAAAGGGATTATCAATTAATGACCACTTATGGCATTACATCAATTGAGTATGATAAGATCCTTGAAGATCAAAATGGCGTGTGCTGGATTTGTAAGAAGCCTCCTACCAATAGAAGGTTAAACGTAGATCATAAACACGAAAAAGGCGAAAAGCGTCGTGACCCTAGAGGTAAGAGATCAAAGGTTAGAGGGCTCCTGTGTTGGCACTGTAACGCAGCTATCGCCAAATTTGATGATAATCCTGAATCATTACGCAACGCAGCAGAGTACTTAGAAACTTGCCCCGCGCAGAAAATTCTGGACGTTCGTTCGCGGGAAACGGTATTATCTAATAAGGGGGGCGGCGATGTCTAGGATCACGGAAGTCGTTTACTTCGGGTTCGAGCTTGAGCTTCTTGAGGCTCACATCGCCGAGCACCGACAGCACGTTGACCGTATGATCGTTGCGGAGCAGCAGCTTACCTCAACTGGCTACCCTAAGCCACTGTTCGCCCGTGACAATCGAAAGCGCTTTGAGAAGTATGATGTCGAACTTGTCGAGGTTCCCACGGACGGCTACCAGAAGATCGTCCCCGAGACGAACCGTCCTGGCTTCCCGTTCGAAGGCCGACTCATCCATCAGGAGAAGATCAAGAAGCGCTATATGCATCCTCTGGTGATTGCTGGCGCTGACTGGGTACTCCACAGCGACACGGACGAGATCATCACCGAGTGGGACAAGGTTAAGGCGACACTTGATGAGGGTAAAGGAATTAATGATCATGTCGGGTTCACTCTGACTGAGACGAGCGGTTACGTCAACGTCAGGACAGGTCACCGTTCGGTCTACCGCTTCGCGCGCGCCGTCGAAGGCTTCGACCCTGCGCACGCTCTGAAGAGCTTGCCTCGTGGGTTCGTAGCTGTTCATTGCGGCTGGCACTTCAGCATGTGCTGCTCCAGCCTTGAGGAGTATTACTGGAAGTGGCTCAACCGTACTGATGAATGGGGCACCTACGGGGATACGCCTCCTACTCTCCTGGCTGCGCTG